TAAGAAGAGTTGTAACGTAACACGACGAACCCACCCAAGGGTACGGCACCATGGAGGTCTGATCGCTGTCCCCGCTACCGACTTTCTCACAATTTGAAATGACCGTTGGACACTCTAAGACCGAAACGAGTGGGGCACCAGATGCACGCTTGATGTGCCGGTGCCAACCTGGTGAACCAATCAGACGCCGAACAAAAGCATCGATATTGTTTGGATGCTGTGTAATGAGGAAGAAATCAAAACCACGCCGCCGATGTTCAGCCAACATTTTGATGGCATCCGGTGTTTCCTTGCCAGTGCGAACAGGCATGTCGTTGTGGCATTCATCGATGAAGAATATCGCACCGTCAGGCACAGTTTGCCAGTCTTTGAAGTCAATTTTCTTCCAGCTTTCCAACGGGCCACCGGCAGCAATCTCGAAACGCCCGTTGTGGTAGACAGGGCGAGCCTCCTTTAACGCTAACTCTTGAACATACTTCAAGGTCAAAAGCGTTTTGCCTGCACCGTTAGCGCCTGTCGTGAGGTAGATCATTTAACCCACCGGCGAAAGGTATCAGAGGTCAAACCATCAAGAGTTAGCTTCACGGCAGTCGCAGACATGATGACCGACAACGAAGAACCGATCTTTAAGAGCGACATGATTCCGAGAACCTCAGAAGGCAAACCGGCCAACTGGGTAACCGCGGAATTTTTCAGGAAATCGATAGAAGCAGAAAGGCCAGAGTACGTGACAACCGAAATGCCGAGACCGATCAAGACCCGACCCGCAATAGTGCCGCAGATGTTGATTAACCCGCCAAGAAGGGCAGAGACAAAGATTGGCATTAGCGACCCCGAACGATTGAGACTGCAATAATGAACGCCACAGCCAGCAGAAGATTTCCGAACATGGCAAGGTATTGATTCAAGTTGGAGAGAGGGAGAGTTATCGGGGTTTTCCAGACCGTGATATTCAGATCTGAAAGCCCCGATGACCCACCGCCGATAAGGTCAGTGGTTGAAAAATTCGATGGACCCAGAGAAACTGGAGAGCCAGCAGCACCGGCAGTCTGGCTACCAGTCAATCCCTTGGCAGCTTCGTACAAAGCGGATTCGGCACCGGCGGTAGGGTTCAAAGCACAGGCAGTTTGCCACGAGAGCTTTGCAATTCCGCATTGAACAGCGTCACCATCGCAAACAGGCGCGGCAGAACAAGAACCAGACGAGAACGCAGAGGATTTGCACATTGGAGAATTTGGGTTCTCAGTACAGAAAGTTTCCTTTGGCTTACTTTCAGTCGTGGTGGTTGTAACGGAAGCACCGCCGCCGCTTGGAGTGGTGGTCGTGGTGGTAGTGGTCTCGCAACTAGCGCCAGTGCATTTAGTGTTTGAGGATTTCTCAACGGTAGGAACACCATCACCAGCGGATTTAGTACCGGACACAGTCTCAGCCGGAGGATTATCAGAGGAGAACGGAATGCAGACATCGACTCCGTTAACCTGACCAACTTGACCGTCGCAGTCCGTTGGAGCGTCAGAGACAGGCGCAGTTGGAGGGCAAGTACCGGCGTCGTAATCAACATCCACATGCCACGTTTTGACACCATCCTTAACCGTAGCGTAGCCACCCGTGACTTTTGCAGAACAACCAATCGCATTACCCGCCGAAGGACAATAAGACGAACCAACGACAGGCATGGAACCGGTCAAAAACAAATCCGATTGACCGCCCAAAGTCGAGCAAACGGGGTTCGCGGTACTAACGCACACGCCAGCCACATCCGAATAACCGGATTTGCAAAGGCAAAGCGAACCCGATTTGATGCTATTAACAGGGCAAGTGCTAGGCAGTGTGCAGCCTGAGGCAACGGTAAAAAATGACGTGTTAGTTGAATTTGCGCACCCATTGGTTTTAATAACGGTATAGACACCGGTACAAAAACTTGCAACAGTTTCGCGGCAGTCAGTAGAACCAATGGACGGAGCGTAATAGCCAATCGCACCGGTAATGGGCGTAATGGTCGCGTGAGCTGAAACCGAAAAGAAGAAAAGAAAAACTATGCGGTAAAAATGAGCCATGCCGCCCCCAGTAGCGCGATGATGATGAACAGACCCATGATTTCCCCAGTAAAAGACTTTCCAGTGAACCCGCTTTCACAGGCTCACCAGAAAGGCAATTACATTGCCTTGCGAATCCATTTGAATGCCTTGATGCCGACGAGCAGCAGCAAAACAGCAGCGCCGATAGCCGCAATGGGAGCGCCTTGAGCGGCAATGTCAGTCACAACATCAGTAACCGACACGGCAGCAGCTTGGGACAAGGTAGACACCGCAAACAGGCCAGAGGCCAACAGAACTTTGTTCATATTTCACTTTCAGAGGTTGAAGAATTTCCATCAATATTCAGGGTACGAATCAGGGCGCGAAACCCAAACCCGATAGCCCAGACTGCGAGGATGGCACCCGCAATTAGTGAGCCTTCTTCCAATGACAACTGGAGAGGAGGCAAAGACAGTTCGTGCACCACGGTAATGGTGCAAGCAGAAGAACAGAGGATCGCACCCACGATCAATCCACCGCTTGAGAGCAATGGCGAAGATGACACCGAGAGCGCCCACAAGGACGAGAGAGGCCATCGCCTGATGGAATATTTGAGCGTTCAAAATGTAGCCCTTGGAAATGTGGAATACGCGCCATCGTGGAACCGTTGGGCCACATCGCGCAATTGCGTTATGACGAGGCCAGAGGGAACGAATTTGACAGAGAACGCAGGTTCGAGAATCTCGCCGGTAGCCTTGACGAGAAGGCCGATTTTTTTTCGGACGACTTCGGCAACACCGTAGGATGCCTTGACCCATTCGGGCAGGTTGTACCAAGCGCGGACGTTACGAGCCTGAGCGTTCAAGCCGCCGATACCGTAGAGGCGCAAGCCCTTGGGGAAGCGGGTTAATTCGCCCAACTTGGACAAATATTTCATGAGGTAGCCAACGCCAGCTTTAGCCTTTTGGGTATTCGTCATACCGTGAGACCAGAAGGCATCCCGTTTTCCCTTTGGCCTGTCCCATTGAGGCATGGACAGATGGCGAGGGAGCCAGACGAGAAGGTGGTAATGCACCACTGCATCGCCGGTGTTCTCTAGACGTTTGGGTTGAATTTCGCCAACCCACGTATAACGGCATAGAGCCCCTACACGCTTGCACCACTTACGAAAGGAATCCAAGGCACCGCGAACGTGGTTTGCAGCCCATGCGTTAGCCTTGGCATAGGTCAGAGTGACAAACCAGCATTGCGGGGCTCTGGAGCCGTTTTCAGCAATGCCATGCAAATGACCAGATGCCCAAACGGATTTTTTAAGACGCTTAACACGCCGTTCGGCAGCAGCCGAAGGAGCAAGATTTACAAAGTGGTTCGACGTTGTTTTAGATGAGACAAGCCCACAACCGCCGAGGGCTGGCGCTTCGCGCAAGCCCTGCGCCGGTTGTAGCGCATGGCTGATCATGCGGCCACCCGATTCAAATCGCAAAAAACGGAGAAGTCTTGCGAGAACTCTAAAAACGTGTCCTCACGCATAAACCAAGTGGGTTCTTTTAAACCGCCTTGGCTAAATGCGTAACGTTTATCAGTGAAGGACTGAAAAGCTCGCGCATTGTCCGGTGTGACGTTCAGAACAACGTACAACCAGCCCTTTTGCGAACAGGTGTGTACGCTGGAGCCTTCGGGAAGGGTGCAAATTTTCACAGGGAGAGCCCCCCTAGCGGGAAGCCGGTAGCGTTGAGCATTTCCACATCCACGGAATGCTCTGCACCGTCAGAGCGAGTGACACGGACGACAACCGAGCCCACTTCGGGCGAGGATTCGAACTCAGAGCCAGCAACGCCACGCGCACACATGGCTAGAACTGCCATACATGCCACGTGGTGAACTTGCTGCATTTGGTCAATGGTTAAACCTTGTGCCATGGGTTTCCCCCTTAGGCTTTGGGAGCAGCTTGGAAGGGAACCAGCCGAGGTGACACTTCTAGCCGCCCGTCTCTAGAGACATACACAGCCGAGGGGGAAAGTTGATAGTGGCCGCGTGCATACGGAAATTGCCCTTCTTCGAGGATGATTTCGAATTTGTCGGGGAATTCGGCTGCAACGCCATCTTTTGAAATTGTGAAAGCGTGTCCGGTTTGAAAGCGCAGGTGGTAAGGCTTGCCGGAGGTTTTCCCAATGCCCTTCATTTCGCGGACTTCGGGAGAGGTGATTGCAATCTTGATCATTTGGCTGGTTCCTTTAAACTGTAGTTGCCCGTTTGGAAACGTTACCGTTTGATAACGTTGGCGGACGATAACAGAAAGGCAACTTATGTCAAAGCCTGAGTATTTAGATCAACTATTGGACAAGGCCAGCGCTGTGGCCGGAAGTGACTACAAATTGGCGCAATACCTCGATGTGAATCGGGCAACGGTTAGCCAATGGAGAAGCGGAAAAAGAAAATGCCCACCAGAGGACGTTGGCCTTATGGCGAACCTTCTAGGCATGGACGGTGAAGCATGGACAAACCGTGCGCTAGTCGAGAAATTCGCGGGAACAACGAAAGGGGAAAGACTCGCCGCAGCCTTGGGAAAAGCGCTGCTAGTGACTGGCGCGGCCATCGCTTCAAGTGGAGCCAGCGCCGCAACTGAAGCCGGTTTGTACTTGATACGATGTATAGAAAGGTTAAGTTTCCGCACACCGTCCGCAGTGCGATTTTAAGGCAGTGCAGGGCACCGGGTTTGCCCTTCGGGACATGGCCATTTTCATGGCCATTAAAAACAAGGCTTGCACACCGCCGCCGCTGTTTATCAGGAACAGGTAAGCCGATGCTCCCTCATGAAGCGAATGCGCCTGTCGGGAGGCAATTTTTGGATTGCTTCAATGATCGGGAGCTTTGCCTTGAATACAGGCTTTTGCGCGCGCCGCTGCGCTGATTTGTTCCACCAAAAAAAGAACTTTTGAAGAGCCGTGAATTTTGGCTCTTGGCCCCATCCGGGAAGAACGCTATTCACACCGTCCGGCCAATTGCTGGTAAACACTTGGCGCGTGTCGTAGGCCTTGTGCAAATCGTCACCCCGGAACGTCCAACGCTCTGCAACAACCGCGTTTTGTCCATAGCCGACGC